TTAGAACTATCAGAAGAATCACTATAACCAATAGAAGAAGAACTTGAACTAGAGCTAGAACTTGAATTAGAAGAACTAGAACTTGAGCTAGAAGAACTACTATTAGAACTATCAGAAGAATCACTATAACCAATAGAAGAAGAACTTGAGCTAGAAGAACTGCTTGAGCTAGAAGAAGAACTACTATTAGAACTTGAAGAACTACTATTAGAACTTGAAGAACTACTATTAGAAGAATCACTGTAACCAATAGAAGAACTAGAAGAGCTTGAGCTACTGGAACTTGAACTAGAGCTATTAGAAGAATCACTGTAACCAATAGAAGAACTAGAACTTGAAGAACTTGAATTAGATGAAGAAGAACTATCAGAACTTACAGAAGAAGCGCTACTATCAGAACTTAAGCTATAACCGTTAGAACTTGAAGAACTAGAACTTGAAGAACTAATTGAACTTACATCGCTAATTGAAGAAGCACTAGATATTGAAGAAGCACTACTATCTGATGAATTACTATAGTTATTAGATGAACTAGAACTACTTGAGCTAGATGAAGAACTATTAGAACTTATACTACTATCACTACTTACAGAACTTACAGAAGATGCACTACTTACGCTAGAATCAGAACTTACAGAATAACCGATAGAACTACTTGAGCTAGAGCTTGAGCTATTAGAACTATCAGAAGAATTACTGTAACCAATAGAACTTGAGCTTGAAGAACTTGAACTAGAACCACTACTTACAGAACTGCCACTACTTAATGATGAAGCAGAACTTACGCTACTATCAGAACCAATAGGATTAAATGAACTTGAACTAGATGAAGAACTACTGCCACTACTTAAGCTACTAATAGAACTTACACTGCTATCAGAACTATTACTATAACCTTCAGAACTACTTGAGCTAGATGAAGAACTAGAACCACTACTTAATGAACTTACACTGCTATCAGAACTATTACTAAAGCCTTCTGAAGAACTTGAGCTAGAAGAAGAAGAACCACTACTTAAGCTACTAATTGAACTTAATGAACTATCAGATGAATTACTATAACCTTCAGAACTACTTGAGCTTGAAGATGAAGAACTGCCACTACTTAATGAACTAATTGATGAAACACTAGAAGCAGAACTGATTGAACTATAAGAAGAACTTGAACTATTAGAACTAGATGAATTAGAAGAATAACTACTTAATGAAGAAGCACTAGATAATGAAGAATCGTCGCTTATTGAACTCTGACTATTACCTTCACTTGAGCTAGAAGATGAACTAGACCATAAATTAATATAAGATGAACTTGAAGATGAAGATGATAGGAATATAATATTTAAATTAAGGTTATCAACACGTAAGGTATCAATTTCTAAATGAGTCCTACGAGATAATTTATTAACATATTTTATATCATATCTTCTGGTCGGTCTTCTTACGTCTATTATTAAATCTGAAGCTTTTATATCTAATTGTTTAGATATATAAATTCTATATTTTGAATAATTTGATTCTTTTCCATTTGTAAAAGATTCATAATTTATAGTAAGAAGTTTTATTCTACAAGGAACATTTTGGTGGATTATATAGTAATTTTCGTAATTAGCTGCGTAAATATCTTGAGAATATACAGGACGATAAATATTACAAAGACAGTTAGATAGTCCCAATACACTCATGATATTCCTATTTTTTAATAAGGATTGTATACCTTATTTTACTATATAATCTTACGGCGATAAATATCTAATTGGTCGTGATATCTTCCTACAATTACAGAAAGATGAGAATTTGGATCAAGTTCGTAATTATAATCTCCAAGTTCTTCTTTGCGGTATATATTCTTACTTACTCCACTACCCATTATATCATTCATACTCATTACATCATTAATAATATTACAAACTATATATTTTATATCTAATGGGACTTCAGCAGTAGTATATCCGCTATCGTAAACTAAAAGAAGAGTAGTCTCATTATACCAATCTAATGTGTAACCAGTATCAATATTGTTAATCCCAGTAGTATAAGGACCAACATAATTTCCTGAAGACATTGTGTGACTAGCTTGAGCAAAATTAGGATTTAAAAATAATCTATCACTATTTTCACTAATCCTGTAAACATCTCCTACAGAAGTACTAGTAGTTTGGTCAAAAAAATTAATACCTGCACTTAAAGTTTTACCATTAGTAGACCTTAAAGTTAATGTATTAATATTAGCAAATGTAATAGGAGTAGAGTTTTGCTGATATTCAAACGTTACACCAGTTAAAGCAGCTTCAACAGCAGTCTTAAGAGCACCTAATGTAGTATAAGTAGAAAACAAGAATTCAGTAGTAGCAAATGTCTGAGTATTGCTAGCTATAAATTTAGGAACAAGATTAATATTATTAGATGTAGTCTGAATTACACCAAAATTATAAATATTATTAGTATCTGTAATTTTAACAACATCATAAGGAACACCAATCATTATAACATTATTAATTGGCCAGTTATCAGTTAGTAATTCCTTATCTACAGAACACCATTGAGTCCATGTAGCCTTAATAAATCTACGTCTACAGTAATTTTCTATTAATCTACCTATTTGAGGTATAAGATTAGATATATAAGTGTCCCATGTAGCTAAGGTAATATTATTAGTACTCTTTACCTCAGCTAATGTTACTAACTCATTTCCATTACTAGGATAAGCCATGACTAATCCTCCTATTTAAGAAAGATTATGGATGACTTGAACTAGAACTTGATGAGCTTGAAGAACTTACAGATGTAGCACTTGAAGTACTATGAAGTTCAACATAAGAACTTGAAGAACTAGAAGAACTTGAAGCTGTATCCTGATCAGCACAACAAACGAAGGGATACGTAACCTGACCAGATTCTTCAGTTATAGGAGTATACCAACTAGGACAACCATTTAGACGATAAATAGTCCTGAAAGCTGTCTCATTAGAAGAAAAATAAAGCTGTTCACTTATATCTTCTCTAATTGGTTTTTGAGCTACAACATACTGGGTTAGGTCAGCCAATAGTAAGCATCTAGCAGTAACAGAAGTACTTCTAATTATAGGATAACCAAATAGATAAGCCTGACCATCTACGCCAAATGTTAATGGAAGAGTATTAGCATAAAGATTAATTATTTCATAATAAATATCCCTGCCAACAACCCATACTCCATTAGCTCCACCATAATACCACTTAACCATATCCTTGAGATTCTGAATGGTAATAGGATTTGCACAAGCTACATATTTAGTTACTTGATTACCTGAAGCATCAAGAATACCGTTACAACCATTAAGACCATTACCATAAAGAATACTAGCATCAGTGTAGTACTTAATTGTTTCGCCTAATCCTTTAGAAAGATACTGCTCAAGAACTAGTGAATCCTGAAGTAATGCATTAGTAACTCTTACAATAATTCCCTTTTGACGTAAATAAAGAGTTGTTTGGTCTACAGCAGGACGAGAAGGAGTTTCTACTGTTCCTTCATCTAAATCATAAGCTATAAAACCACCTAAAATACCATTAGCAGTTGTTCTAGACGATTCTTTAGTTCTTACTACAAATAATCCGTTAGCTTTATCAGAAACATCAAATATATTACAACGAGAATACAAACTTCCTGACATGAAATCGCTCTTAAGAATTTCACGCATTAATTCAGGTTTAGTTAAATTAGCACCTGTATTATCTTCGCCTGTTCCGGTTGAAGCCTTAATAATTGGGGAAACTGTACCTTTAGCTATACCAATTAGTTTTTCTAACTCTTTAGCAATCTTAATCTGCTTTTCTTTGCTCATATTTACTCCTTGTCCCATTATGTAGGACTTTTATGTTTTAGTAATTACCAACTTATAATTAATAAAAGTAGGACTGAGGTTTTAATCCCAGTCCTACCGCTACAATAATTACAACTAGGCTGTAGTAACAACACTTGAAACGTTTGACTGATCTAACAATAGAATGTTAGACTTAAGCAACGGAGCCCCACCGATACGTGAAATAAAGCGGTAGGTCTGTTGATTTGAATCAAACTTGACGTGTAAACTCATCGCTACGCTTGGAGTCATTGTTCCCTTAGTAACTATAGCATATTCGTCGAAATTAGCGAATATGATAGACCCTGCAGTATTTCCTGCCTGAGCCTGTTCAATTACATTAATCTTATGACCGAACAATAGCATCTTTGTAGGTTCAGATACATCTCTAGTCATAATTGGGTATGAACCCTGAGCAGTACCAGCAGGAGACGTTAAGTTCATAAGTGCTGCGAACTGTTTGTGTCCCATGTACCATTCAGCGCCATCAAGATAACCAACAGCCATTGAATTATACATTGTTGCTAATTCTGCTGCAGTTGGATAAGTACCTGCAAGTGTAACCTTAACAGTTGCATTATGACCAACAATAGGAGTCATTATGCTAAGACTTCCGTAAAGCACTTCACGATCAAGAACCTGACCATAAGCCTTACCAACAAGTCCTGCTACATACTGAACTAGATTAGGACAGTCATCAACCAATGCCTGTGTAAGATAGTAAAGAGCGCCACACTGCTTAATAGGAATATCAAGCTGACTGAAAACGGGCTTAGAGTCCGTAATCGAAACGCCTTCATCTACATTATAGAACTGAACGCCACCGAACCAGTTTCCACCAGCACGAGTAGATTCATTAATCTGCTTAAACTTGAGACCGTTAGCATAAGGTTCTGCAACGAACTGTCTGCAACGAGGAGCTATAACCGATTCATTGATATAAGCATTGAAAATTTCCTGATTAAACAAAGGATGTTGAACCAAGAAACCACCTTCTGCATTTACATCTTCGCCCATACCTGCTGATGCCTTCGTAATCAAACGAGGATCAACTGTATGCGACTCTTCTGCTGTCTTAACTGCCTTCAAGAACTCATTAAAGCTCTTCCATTCACCAAAAGCACCCTTAGATGTGTCTTTTGTTTCTACCGACTTAACTTCATCTGTCATTTTTGACTCCTTCTTAATTTGTTTAACTTCAAGGTCTATTGTTTCCTTAATGACTTCAGCATCTTTCTTCTCTAGCTCTTCCGTATAAACTTCTGCGGATTTAGCATCAATGAAAGTTTTGGCTGTTATTTCATCGCAAAGAATCAATGTTCCCTTCTTATAACCATCTGCATCTACTAAAAACTTTAATTTAATATCCATAATATAATACTTCCCGTTTTATTGTTTTATTGCCTATACTATTACTATTCTTGTTTTTCCCTTAATCCTAGCCTCTACACTCTTACTTACTAATTCCTTAATATCTTCAGGAGTTTGTAATATCTGAATGTACCTCTTAACCTGCGGAATAACCTTAACTACTGGCTTTTCCACTTCCTTAATCATAACTATACTCTTTTGTTCTTCCTCTTCTTCCTCTTCTTTAGGAGTTTCATTAGCTTCATCTTCTGTCTTATTTTCTTTTTTATAGAAATTAGGATCTTTAGCTAACTCATCCTTAGCAATCATCTCAAATACTTCTTTAATCTTATCTTCTTCAATACCTAACTCCTTAAGATAAGTGTAGATATCCTTATGATCTTCCATTTCTACCTTAGCACCTTCAGATAATTCCTTTACTTCTTTTACTTCTTCTGTTTTCTTGGGCTTCTCTTCTGTCTCATTAGATTTAGATGACCCAACATCAGTATTAGGTTTCTCTGCTTCTTCGTTAGCTTTGTTAGCTTCATCATTCTCCTTAACTTCTAATGATTTAACCATACACTCAGCATTAGCAGGAATTGAAACTACACTAAATTCATAAAGATTCCATTTAGATATAATTCTATGAGTTTTTTGATAAGAACTAACATCCATATTTAATGACTTACAAGTTTCATCAAATACTTTGCTTCCTTTTAATATTACTTCTTCTGCGTCAAATCCAATAGAAATTCCACGCATTACACCATTCTTAACAAGATTAAATACCTTCATACTAAGTTCATCTTCTTTAACGAATTGAATTTTAGCCTCTATCATTCCAGACTTGTGAACAATATCTAGACATTTTGCGATTGGAAGTGTGGCATAATTGTGATTAACATATATACTTGGTATTTGTTTAAATTCATCAGTCATAATTCCATTAGAAAGTACTACGTCGCCTGTTCTATCTACATTCTGAGTGCTAATTATACATATTGCAGTTAAGTCATTTTCATTAACACTTTGAACATCATTAACAAAAACTTCTTTACGTTCAATCATAGAATCTTTATTGTATTTTAAATTAACGTTATTTTTTTGATTTAAAAACGGTATAAGACTTGATGATTTAGTAATTTCTTTCATAATACTCCTAATAATTGTTCCTTAAGTTTTAACACTTCTTTTTCTTTGTATTCTTTCCAATCCATATTTACTCCTTATCTATTCCGTGTTCAGTCTCTATAGCCCTGTTCGGAGAATCTACATCTTCATTATGACTATCTGTACTAGTTCCATATTCTACCGTACCTTCACCTCTAACAGCATTACCCTCTTCATCCATTTGAGGTACATTAACATTATTTCCAGTGTTAGTAGATATTGTCTCTTTAACAGGAATATATGGAACTGTTCCCCATTCAACATCTGGTAATCCCATCTTAGCTCTAACTTCATTAATAGTTATAACTCCATTCCTTAAATGCATATCTTGACGCTTTAAGTCCATTGCTTCATCACTAGGTACAGGACTTTCAAACATAAAGAATAAGTTATCATCAAATTCATTTATAAGATGACTATTAAGCCTTTCTTCAATTCTCTTGAGCTTAGGATGAATTGTATATCTCATATAAGTGTGAATTGCGGTTGAAGAAGAAGCTCTATTAGAATTAGAACTTGTCATTAAATCTTCAGGAACACCAAATGCATTACAAATAACAGCTCTTAACCACTGCCTACCTTCTTGAAAATCTAAATCTTTAGGAGGTAAACTAATAGGCTGAAACTCAAAATCCTGATCCATTACCTTAGTCTTACCTGCACGTTTCCAAGTTCTCATCGTCTTATCCCACTGCTTCTGTACATCTTCCATGGTGTTCTTATCTAATCTACCACCAGTATATTTAATAATAGCATTAGGAATACCATTGTTCTCAGTCAAAGCCCTAAGATATGAATTAATAGAATTATAAAGATAAATCTCATCTAGAACATATTCTGCATCACCCATTCCGTATAAGCCAGTAGTTAAAGCATTATTCCATGTTCTCCAAAATAATCCAGGACTTACATTCTTAAAATGAATTATATCTTTATGATTATAATTTCTTTCATATATACCATTAAATGTTCTATAACCATCTACCCTCATATCATCTGTAAGCTTAACAGTAGTATACTCAGAAGGTAATATATCAATACCAATAGGCGAACCATTCTTCCTGTTTATCTTCCAAAAACAATTACCTATCATTCCTAAGTAAGAAGATGTAAGTTCCATTAAATCATAATAATTTAAATCACCATCATTAATATTATTCATTACATCAAATACCGGATGTTCTGTAATCTCAACAATATCATTAGCCATCTTTACTTTATGACTCTTGCTTTCACATTTTATCCTATCTATTTCTATTTTATTTAACGACTTAGTAGGAAATACAAACTTTTCATTAGAGTTATTCCTTATAGCAAATAACCTTAAATTAGAAGAGGCTATCGCAGTACTATTTTTCTGATTACAAACTCCAACGAATCCTTTGTTTAACTTAAGCAACTCAATGGGATTATTTGATATTACTAAGGGACTTATAACGAGCGTGTCTATGCGACCGAACGATGGCATTAAAGCTTTTTGTTCAATCCGTTCCATTAAGTCAGATTTAGAAGGCGTTTTGTTTTTGGAGTTCTTAGGTCTACTCATTTTATATCCTCTTAAAATACCTCAAATTAAACAAAGAAATCATATTATAATATTTCTATTTTAAAAATATTCTGCCTATAATACTAAAAAATACCATGACTTATATCACTTACATCTTCCCATACATCACACTCTTCATTATCTTCTTCTTTACTTTCTATAAATTTTGGATATATAAAACTACCTTCACCATCACATACAGCATTAATTATATATCTTAGAGCATCCAGCCTATCATCTCCTACTTTTACAGGTTGATCACTGCCAGGTTTATATACATAGTTTTCAAATTCACTTACTAATCCCATACAACTTATATCAATCTCTAAATTACATTCTCCTAACTTATTCCTTATACGATCTAATCCAACAGCCTTATCATTATTAGCCTTCTTAAGATTTATACCAATATTACCTAATTCATTAGCCAATATAGGTGCAGAAGGATCATAATATATAGTTAGATTATTATATTTATCCTGTAATTCCAATATCTTAATCTTTATATCCCTAATTAGCATTTCAGACTTAGCATGTTCTTCCAATATAGAAACCTTAGGACCTTTAATACCAGCTAATATAAAAGCAGCTACATGAGTTTGTCCCCAGTCAATAGCTAATATATGCTCATCATAAACGCCCACCTCTAACTTCTTTACATGCTTCTTCCTATCAAAATTATTAAATACTGTTCCTTCAATAGCAACCCATAAGCCCTCAACCATTCGCTTCTTACGATCAGGGTCCATATGCTTAAATGAATCAAAATAATCAGGAGGTAAATGCCAGTTATCATAAGAAGAGGTAGTTATAAGCTCTTGGTCATCATTACACTCTATAAAAAACTTACGATATAAAAAGTTCTCAGGATTAGGAGCACCAGGATTAGTAGCCATAAATACTTGACGACTACCAAAAGGATTACGTAAACAATATACTAATTCCTCAAACTCATTTTCATTAAACTCAGTAACCTCATCAATACATAAACAACCAATATTCATACTTCTTACACCAGTACTCTTATCTAATCCTCTATACCTTATTATTCCACCATTCTTAATCTTTATATAAAATTCCGTCTTGTTGTGGGCTTCTATCAAATCAGGAGGTATTACAGGATCACTACCAATTAAACTATCTAATGTACTACTCTTTAAATCACTCAATTGCTTACGTATTAATAAAACTTGATTGTTAGGCTTACTTGCTTCCTGAAATGCCTTGTAACATAAAACTTTCGATTTGCCTGAGTTGTGGTGAATTAACCCCTCTGCTACATAATTATGATAAATAGGAACTCCAATATCATATATCTTTTTGCTTGCTTTAGGTGTTATTTTATATATAATAGAAGAAACCAAAGGAGTATTATATGAATGAGTTGAATCGTGGGAAAGGCAGAGGTTGTTGTTTTGTTGGTAAGCCTGCAAGTAATCGTAAGTATCCTTGGTATGACGATAAGGACAATTGCTTAAAGATGTATAAGGATGGTCTTCTTCCAAAACAAATTGTAACTCATTATGGTCTTGTTTGGAGTAAGAATATAAGTGAACATCTTCGTCGTTTTTTAAAGAAGAATGGCGTAATAGTTGATTCGGGAAGAAGTCATCGTGGCTCTTTAAATCCTGCTTGGAATAGTGGTTTTCATGTTGAGGATACAGGTTATATAACAATCTATAATCCTTCTCATCCTTTTGCGAATTCAAGTGGTTATATTCGTGAACATCGTCTTGTAATGGAAAAACACCTTGGACGCTACTTAACTGATAAAGAGGTAGTTCATCACAAAAACCACATTGTTCAAGATAATCGTATTGAGAACCTTGAACTTTTTGATTCAAACAGCGCACACCAAAAATATCATTGCCAATTACGCAAGAACCAGCAAACTTCCAACCATTAGATGTTAAAAATAAGTGGTCTTTAGTTACTTCCACTACTTTTCCATCATTAGTCTCAAACTCTAACGTATCTTCAATTTTCTTAAGATATGGTACTTCTGCTTGTATCCACTTAAAAGTAGTTCCAGTAAAAGCTAATACTATAGGAGCCTTATTATCTCTAACTAAATCTTCTATCTTAATTTCACCTTCTCTAGTTAGTAATTTAGTATCACCGGAATTGCATCCTCTTCCTCCACTATACAATACAAACTTCTTATCACTGTTTATAAATTCCCACTGTTTAGGAAGAAGCTCAACCACTATATCAAAACTTTCATTATTAGCTTTAACTGCCTTTTGATGCTTTAATGTGGCGCTATGAACTTTACTACTAGATTTTTTATCATTAGCTTCAC